TTATTATGTGTCATGTTGCCATCCACATAATGTACATCTAATTGATACGGATGTTGTGCATTGAAGCCACACATTTCACAATTTGTGCTTTTTTGATATCCAGCTCGTTGCCATGCAGGAGTTGAAATTGTATCTGAATTAGATTTTCTTATACAAGAGTCGCATTTCTTTCTGTAATAAACTTTGTCACCACGGCGATAATTGTATGCCGCTGGCTTACTATTACATACTTGACACAATGGTCTTTGCTTTCCGTTTCCATTAAACACGCATATATTTATGCGTACCTTTCCACTGCTCTTTAAATAAGGAAAATTGATGTATATAAATCAGTCCTAATTGGTAAATATTCATAACAATGTTTTTAAAGGAGTAAAAACGAAATGGCATTAACATCACCAGGAGTACAGGTTACAGTAGTTGACGAATCATTCTACGTACCTGGTATACCAGGAGCAGTACCACTAGTTGTAGTTGCAACTGCTCAAGACAAAAGATCCGGCACAGGATCAGGAACAGCATCAGGTACATTAAGTACAAATGCTAATGAAATATTTTTAGTATCATCACAGAGAGAGTTAACACAAACATTTGGTGATCCAACTTTTTACACAGATGCTTCAGGTAATCCGTTACAAGGTTACGAACTGAACGAATATGGTCTCCAAGCTGTTTACTCCTTTCTTGGTATAGCCAATCGTGCTTTTGTAGTCAGAGCAAACATCAATACTAGCGAATTAACCGGAACTGCTGATGCGCCTGGTGGCACTCCAGATGACGGTTTTTATTGGTTTGATTTAGCATCAACAGCATTCGGAATCAAAGAATGGAACGAGTCAACTCAAACTTTCACAGCGAAACAACCAATCTTTATTACATCAACAGATGATGTGACTGGCAACGCACCAAAAACTACTAAAGGTTCAATTGGTGACTATGCTGTTGTGGCAACTAACCCTTTCAATAGATTATATTACAAAAACAGATCAAATGCTTGGGTACAAGTTGGAACAGCTGACTCAGCAGTAAAAGATGCATCATGGGCAAGTTCTTATCCTACAATCAAAGGTACAGCAACTAACCCAACACTAGCAGATGGTACCCTAGAAATTAATGGCAACTTGGTTGCTACTGGACAAACACTCGCAGAAGCGGCATCGGCTATTAATTCAGCAGGTATTGCTGGAGTACAAGCGGCAGTGGTAGATGGACAGATAGAAATATATGGTATCCCAACTGCATCAGGCGATGACTCATCAACAACTGCACAAGTGTCGTCAATCATAATTGGCAACGTAGGTGACAGTACAGTGACAGCAACATCACAACTTGGAATCACAGCAGGAAGATATCATGTTCCAAAAATATTTGTTGGATCACACACAGAAGACCATGGATTTAGATCAAGTGATTCTGCTCCTAAACCTTCAGGTTCAGTTTTTGTACAAACAACTAGTGTATCAAACGGAGCCAGTATTGCATTGAAAAAATATTCAGATGCAGAAGGAGCCTTTATTGATGTAGTTGCTCCTGTGTTCAAGACACAAGAACAAGCACTACAACAACTTGATAAACTAGGCGGCGGTGCTTCACTAACAGTGAACGATGTATTTGTGCAAGTTAACACAGGCGAGTCTGAATGGAATGATTCAAGTCAAGATTCAGGAGAGTTGATTGACTTTGTTACATTCACAAGAGCAAACGGTGTAGGCGCTGTAACACAAATAGTTTCAGATAAAATTGGAACAAAAACTGCAATTGGCACAACTGCTGGCGACACAATAAGAATGGCAGAAACTGTGCTCAACAAAGATGCAACTACAAAAACTGCATCAGCATTTTTAAACCAAGCAACAATCACATTGGCTGGTACAGATGCAGATGATTTTGTCACAGCGATAGCGGCGGCAAATTTTGATCACATTGAAGCAGAATACGATGCGGCATCAAAAAGAATTAAAATTAAACACACACTAGGCGGAAACATTTACTTCTCAGATGAGAATGGAACGCCTATGGCTGATATCGGATTTACAACTGCAAACGCAAATTCATATGGTGGCAATTCAGATCTAACAACAGATAAAATTGCTAATTTATATACTGCTCCTGCAGGAGATAAAGATGATTATTCAACAGTAGTAATGGCTGATGGTTCAACACTAGATGAGTCAGAAAGAACTTTTGCTTTTGTAGCTTCAAATTGGAAGCCAGTAGAAAATCTTCCAGACTCTGGAACAACTTTTACAGCAATTCAAAGTGTATCAACACCGAGTAAAGATCCTGCTGATAATCAACTTTGGTACAACACAACTGTTGATGAAGTTGATATTCTTATACACAATGGTACAGCGTGGACAGGTTATCAAAATGTTTCGTCTGATGCAAGAGGATTTAATTTAGGTAACACAGATCCAAATGGTCCACAAGTGTCAGCAACTGAGCCAACTACACAGTCAGATGGCACAGCACTTGTAGACGGTGACCTTTGGTTAGATTCATCTGATTTAGAAAATTATCCAAAACTTTACAGATACGATAGTTCAAAAAATGATGGTGAAAATTTTGTTTTAATTGATAACGGAGATCAAACTGGCCAAGACGGTATTCTGTTTGCAGACTTTAGATTACATTCAGATGGAACTAAAGATGTAATCACAGAAGAAACTTTAATCACTGACTTACTAACATCAACTTACACTGATCTTGATGCCCCTGAAGCGGCATTATATCCAAAAGGAATGTTAGGATTTAACTTACGAAGATCAGGTTACAATGTGAAGAAATTTAGAAATGAATACTTTTCAAGAGCCAATTTTGCTAGTGCAGTAACTTATCCTACACTACCAACAGAAAAAGATGCATGGGTAAGTGAATCACCACTTAAAGCAGATGGTTCTCCTTTCATGGGTAGAAAAGCACAAAGAAATGTTATTGTTCAACAAATGAAATCAACAGTTGCTTCAACTACTGCATTAAGAGAAGAACAAAGAGAATTTAATTTACTGGCAGCTCCTGGATATCCAGAACTTATCAGTGATTTAGAAACACTTAACGCAGACAGAAAAGACACAGGGTTTGTGGTTGGTGATACACCATTTAGATTGCCGGCTACATCAACAGATGTAACTAATTGGGCAAACAATACAGCAGGCGCGGCAGACAACGGCGAAGATGGATTACTATCCACAGATAGTCAAACAGGTGTTTATTATCCTTCAGGATTAACAACTTCATTGACTGGAAAATCAGTTGTAGTACCACCGTCACACATGATGTTGAGAACGATTGCATTCAATGACCAAGTGGCGTTTCCATGGTTTGCACCAGCTGGTGTAAGAAGAGGTAAAGTAGATAATGCATCATCTGTAGGTAGTATAAATGCAGAAGGTGAATTTGAAACTACTAACGTATCAAGTGGACTAAGAGATTCATTATACAGTGTAAATGTTAATCCAATATCATTTGTAACTGGTGCAGGACTTACTGTGTTTGGTCAAAAAACAAGACAACTTACACAGTCAGCACTTGACAGAGTCAACGTTGCTAGACTAGTTGCATTTGTGAGATTGAACTTAGATAAAATTGCTAGACCATTTATATTTGAGCCGAACGACACACTTACTAGAAATGAAATCAAACAGTCAGTTGAGTCATTCTTGCTAGAATTAACTTCACAAAGAGCATTGTTTGACTTTGCAGTTGTGTGTGATGAAACTAACAATACTCCTGGAAGAATTGATAGAAATGAACTGTACGTTGATGTGGCAATTGAACCAGTCAAAGCAGTTGAATTTATCTTCATTCCAGTAAGATTGAAAAACACAGGAGAAATTGGAGCCCTTTAAAGGCATAACAAAGAGATTACTATAGAGCATAGTAAATACAATTAGGAGAAACAAATGGCAATATCAACACTTTCAAAATTTACAGTACCACTAGCAAGTGATCAGTCAGCAAGTTCACAAGGCTTGCTAATGCCAAAATTACAGTATCGCTTTAGGGTGATACTTGAAGGTTTTGGAGTATCAACTCCTAGATCGGAACTTACAAAACAGGTTGTTGATGTTACAAGACCAAACATTACTTTTGACCAAATCACACTTGATGCTTATAACTCTAGAGTGTACATGGCTGGTAAACACACTTGGGATCCTATTACACTTAATGTAAGAGATGATGTAAACAACGAAGTTACAAAACTAGTTGGCGAACAATTACAGAAACAATTCGATTTCTTCGAACAATCATCTGCGGCATCTGGAATTGATTACAAATTCACAGGTAGAATTGAAATGCTAGACGGTGGTAACGGTGCCGATACAGCAAACATTTTAGAAACTTATGAACTATATGGTTGTTACTTAGACAACGTACAATATGGTACATTAGCTTATGCTACTTCAGACCCAGTACAAATCACAATGTCAATAAGATATGACAATGCTGTCCAAACACCAAGAGGCACAGGCATTGGCTCAGACGTTGCGAGAACACTAGGTACTGCGGTTACAGGTGGTGGATTATAATCCACCCACTTTTTAGTTCAATAAATATCTTATATGAACTTTAGGAATAACTTTCTAGACCAATTAGTCAATGGTGATACCATGAAAGACTACAAACATGCGGCTCGTTTGTATCTTGATGAAGCGTTCAGATTATCCCCAAAGAATAAATTTTTATACCACGTGGTGTTTGGAATTAATTCGGCTGCCGCAGGCAACATACTAAATCCGTCCAAGGGTGAGCAGATAGAACTAGGAATGTTAGTTAAATCTATCGATCTGCCACAATATACTTTTAATGTTGAAATGAAAAATCAGTACAACTTTAAAAATTATGTACAGACAGGAGTAACATACAATCCAGTACAAGTAACTTTGCATGATGACATGGGCGATGTAGCTGCCGCATTCTTTAAATCTTATTACCAACATTATATGACAGATACAAATCACCAAGATGTTGACTATAACAGAATAAAATTTGACAATTTCAAATATCAAAATCCAAGTTATTCCAAATGGGGAATGGATACCGGTAACGATGAAAGATTTTTTAATTCTATTTCAGTATTTCAATTGCATAGACAAAGATTTACAGAATACAAATTGCTGAATCCAATTATTAATGATTACAGCAATGGAACTTTGGACCAAGCTGATGGTGGCGGTGTATCTGAACACAATTTTTCTATTTCTTATTCTGGAGTTATTATAAATGCAGGAGCTGTAAGAAAAGACAACCCGCAAGGATTTGCAACATTACATTATGACAACACACCATCTCCTATTTCTCCACTAGGCGGAGGCACAGACAGTATCTTTGGAGTAGGTGGAGTATTAGCAGGAATATCAACTGCATTTGGATTAGCAGGCTCTGGAAATTTTTTAGGTGCAATACTACAAGGAGCAAATGTATACCAAACAATAAAACGTGGAAAAGCAACTAGAGGAATAAAAGATGAATTGTATGGTCTTGCCGGAGATTTTTTGAGTGGTGCAATGAACAATTTAGGAGCTACTAGTAGACCAGGAGTAAATTTTCCAAAAGATACAAGAAGAAGAAGGAGAGAAGGATTGCCGATTGATTCACAATTGAACAATATCATAGCAACTTCGCAAAAAAATCCTGTAAGTAGTGGTGATATAAATTTAACTGCATCACAGACAAAAAATTATTTAAGTTTAGATAGCAATGCTAAAGAAAAATTTGCTAAATTTGAAAGTTTCAGGAGAGCCAACAACATAGGCATCAACAGTGTGGACACAGAATGGAATAAACTTACACAATCTGAAAAGAATACATATCTAAATAATGCTCCTGAAGATGCTAGACTATTATTAAAACAACAAAAATTTATCTATTCAGTAGACAAGCAAAAATATAATGCAGTTGTAGCACAACAAGGCAATAGCACTGTGGTAGAAGATACTGCCACAACAAGCAACACTGTGCAACAATCAGTAAGCACAATATCTACAACAAAGTCAACACCATCTAGTGGTGGAGGGTATTATTAATGAGTTATAGGTCAGCAAATACATCAAATTCGCCAGAAGCAGTTGCAAAAAGTTTATCAAACGTTGGTATAACATCTGCTACAGGTGATCAAGCTACTGTGCAATTTTTATCAGGCCTAGGTGATGCTCCAGTTGAATTGAACGCAGGTGAATATGATGCCTGCATTGCTTTCTTTACCAATAAAGATTATGATAGAACTGCGGCTGAGTCAATTGCATATGTGTTAGTGCGTCAAGCAAAAATAGATGATGTTTCTGTCATGAAAATTTTAGACACATTAGAAGCCAATTCTACTGATCCAGTAACATTAAAC